AGGTGGCAGGGACATGGCATGGGTTGAATCAGTCTGCAAGGCAGAGAACCCTGACATCCTAGTGCTAGACATGGGTGACAAGTTTGGTGTGGCAGGTAACTATGCCAGACCTGATGAGGCACTCAAGGCTTGTGCTATCTACGCTAGGCAGATTGCTAAGACCTACGACTGTGCTGTGTTCTATATGTCACAGCTATCTGCAGAGGCAGAAGGTAGGTCACAGCTTAACCAGTCCATGATGGAAGGCTCACGTACAGGTAAGGCTGCTGAAGCTGACCTGATGATACTGATTGGCAAGTCACCCACGGTAGAAGGCCAAGAGGAAGACAGTCCACTACGGCACATCAACATCGTTAAGAACAAGCTAAATGGCTGGCACGGTATGGTGAACGTAGACCTTAACTACCAGACAGCGAGGTACGAGGGATGAGAAAACAATTCAATGAAGCCTTGCACGGTAAGCATGATAGACCTGCACGTGTGAGGACTATGGAGTATATGCAGATCAAGGGTTATGAGATATGGGAGAACCCAAACACATATGGACAAGACCTTATTGCTGAAGGTAGCAAGGGTAAGTTCTACGTAGAGTGTGAGGTGAAGACAGTGTGGAGTGGCAATACATTTCCATATGACACACTGCAGCTACCAGAACGCAAGTCTAAGTTCTTTGACAAGCCTACACTATTCTTTGTGTGGAACAAGGAACTGTCTGACGCACTAATGTTTAAGTCAGATGACATTAAAGACTTGACACCAGTTGAAGTACCTAATAAATATATAGCTTCTGGTGAGATGTTCTACCAGATTCCGCTAACCCTGACAGGAAGAGTAAGGATGAACAGATATGAAACTAACACTTGATATAGAGAACACTGTCACTAAGCGTGGTGGTAAGATGCATCTTGACCCATTTGAGCCAGAGAACTCACTGACTATGATTGGTATGTTAGATGATACAGGTCGTGAACATCTTATATACTTTGACCACAATGACATAGAGCCTACGCCATACGGTCATGGTGTCGTTCAGAACGAACTAAACAAAGCTACGGTGCTTATCTGCCACAATGCCGCATACGATTTGATGTGGCTGTGGGAGTCAGGCTTCAAGTATGATGGCCCCGTGTTTGACACGATGCTGGCTGAGTATGTATTGCAGCGTGGTATCAAAGAGCCACTGTCTCTTGAGGCTTGTGCAGAACGCTACGAGTTAGACACTAAGAAGCAGGACACACTCAAGGAATACTTCAAACGTGGCGTAAGCACACGAGACATACCACACGATGAGTTGGCAGAGTATTTGTCTGCTGACTTACATGCTACACAGCAACTGTCTGACAAGCTGATGTACCGATTGAATACAGTAGCTGACAGTGGCTTACGTGGGACAGTAGACCTGACCAATCAGGTGGCTGTATGTCTTGCACGTATCTATCAACGTGGCTTTGCTGTTGACCTATCCAAGCTAGATGAGGTGCGGCAGGAGTTTGAGCAGGAGAAGCGGCAACTGACTGATGACTTGCAAGCCCATGTGCGTAAGCTGATGGGTGATACACCTATCAATCTCAACAGCCCAGAGCAATTGTCATGGGTTATCTACAGCCGCAAGGTTATTGACAAGCCATATTGGGGCAACGCTATTGACCCCTACATGGCTGATGCAGACTTCCGCAGCTTGATTGCTGGCGGTACAGAAAAGATATACAAGACCAATGCACGGCAGTGTAGTGACTGCAATGGTACAGGACAGATACGAAAGGTAAAGAAAGATGGAACACCATTTGCTAGAACAAATAAATGTACACGCTGTGATGGGGCTGGTTATCTTCTTATACCTAGTGTGGACTTGGCGGGGCTAAAGTTCAAGCCCCCTACATCCAAGTGGGCAAGTGCTAACGGTTTCAGTACCAGCAAGCAAAACCTAGAGATACTTGAGTCTGCTGCCAAGCAGCGTGGCATGGCTGACGCTGTTGACTTTCTATACAAAGTGCGTAGGCTCAGTGCAGTAGATACATACCTATCTTCATTCGTTGAGGGTATACACAACTTCACCAAGCAGGATGGCAAGCTGCATGTGCGTTTATTACAGCACCGTACAGCTACTGGCAGATTCTCTGGTGCAGAACCTAATATGCAGAACATGCCACGTGGCGGCACGTTTCCTGTTAAGAAAGTATTTGTGTCACGATTTGCTGGTGGCATGGTTATGGAAGCTGACTTCGCACAGTTGGAGTTCCGGGCTGCTGCCTACCTATCACAAGATGAGGTTGCTATTGAAGAAGTATCTACTGGATTTGATGTACATGCATACACCGCTAAAGTTATTACCGATGCTGGTCAGCCTACGAATAGACAGGATGCGAAAGCGCACACCTTTGCACCGCTATATGGCGCAACGGGTTACGGTAGAACCAAAGCGGAAGCAGAATACTACACCCACTTTACCAAGAAGTACCAAGGTGTTGCCGATTGGCATACCCGACTGGCTAAAGAAGCTGTAGCTACACAAAAGATTACCACGCCCAGTGGTCGTGAGTTTGCGTTTCCTGATGTGGTACGTAAGCACACTGGACGTGTCTCACACTTTACGCAGATCAAGAACTACCCTGTGCAATCCTTCGCTACTGCAGACATTGTGCCTATTGCATTGCTGCACATTGATGAGTTGCTACAAGGTATGCAATCGTGTATAGTGAACTCAGTGCATGACAGTATTGTTATTGACATACATCCTGATGAAGAATCACAGGTAATCAATGTCATACAGCAGACTAATGATGCGCTGCCTTATCTCATCACCCAACGATGGGGTGTTGAGTTCAATGTGCCTCTATTATTAGAGGCAAAAATAGGTCCGAATTGGCTTGACGTGAAGGACATAATCTGATATAACTATGCATCTTACAACTGAAAAGGAGTTAATTAACATGAACGATATTACAACAATTGATACAAACAACTACGCTGAAATGGCAAAGGCTATGGGTCTTGCTAACGAGGCACCTGCACAGAAGAAACAAGGCATGTTCCTTGCCCGACTGCGCATCAACCACACACCAATCCTTGGTTCAGATACCATCAAGGTTAAGGGTGGTACATACAAGCTAGAGGTTCCTGATGGCCCTACGTACTACGCAGAGTCAGCAGTAATGCGTCCATTCCTGCAACGCTTCATGTATAAGAAGTTTGTCATGGGTTCTGCGGGTACACCTAATCGTTATGTCAAGACTGTTATGGCTGATACGCTTAACATGGACTTGAAAGATAATGATGGCGGCTTTAACTGTGGTAAGCCTTCTGGTTGGATTGAAGACTTCAAGTCTCTGCCAGATGCCACTAAGGAACTCATCCGTTCCATCAAGCGTGTACGTGTAGTGCTTGGTACAGTTGAGTTGGTTAATCCAAAGGATGCAGATGGTAATGATGTAGACTTAGAAGCCACACCATTCATCTGGGAAGTAGAGAACCGTGATGCCTTCAAGACTATTGGTGGTGTGTTTACACAGCTTGCCAAGATGAAGCGTCTGCCTGTGCAGCACAATGTTACGCTGAATACTGAAGAGCGTAAGCTGCCCAATGGTAACAGCTTCTACTTGCCTAACACATCGCTGGATGTTACCAATTCAGTGGAACTCACACAGGATGATCAGACAAAGTTTGCTGACTTCATGTCATGGGTTACTAACTACAATGAGTACATCATCAATACCTACTCTGAGAAAGCATCAAGCAAGAATGATGGTGACTTGGATGAGGTAGACATTGATGGTGTAGTTGATGTTGAGTTTGAAGAAGAGGTAGCGTAATGAATCACCCTGCTGAACTGGCACTGCATCAGTATCTTGAGGACGCCGTAACAGGCAAGTCAAGTATGTCACAAGACACAATCAAACAGATTGGTGACGATGTAATGGCTGCTGCAAAACGCCAGTTCGGTGGGGGTAACAAGCGTGACAAGTTTGGTCTGCGTATGTCAAACGTAGGTAGGCCAACTTGTCAACTCTGGTACGATAAGAACAAGCCAGAGGTAGCGTTACCTTTTCCGACAACATTCGTAATGAACATGATGCTGGGAGACATTGTGGAAGCAGTGTTCAAAGGCATCTTAACAGAAGCAGGAGTAGACTATGAGGACACGGATAAAGTTACTCTTGACCTTGGTGACGATAGCGTTTCTGGTAGTTATGACCTCATCCTTGATGGTGCAGTTGATGATATTAAATCAGCTTCAGACTGGTCATATAGAAACAAGTTTGAATCCTATGACACTCTTGCCAGCGGTGATGGCTTCGGGTATGTGGCTCAGTTAGCTGGATATGCTAAAGCATCAGGTAAAAAGGCTGGCGGCTGGTGGGTAGTAAATAAAGCCAACGGTCAGTTTAAATATGTACCAGCTACAGGACTTGACTTAGACACAGAGGTATCTAAGATTCAAGCTACCGTAGATAAAGTAAAGGAGAATAAATTTGAACGGTGTTTTGAACCAGTGCCTGAGACTTTTCGTGGCAAGCCCACAGGTAATAAAGTCCTTAATGACGGATGCAGATTTTGTAACTACCGTTTTGATTGTTGGGATAGTCTTACTGAGCGTCCATCTGTAATGTCACAGGCTAAAAACCCGCCTACAATTAATTACATTGGAGATGTAATTGCTGCATAAAGCACGGCGTATGGCAATACGACATGGGTATCGCAGTGGGCTAGAACACAAGCTATCTATTTATCTTGATGAACACAAGGTCAAGTATGGCTACGAGGATATCAAGATTGAATGGGAAGACCTAGCCTACCGCACCTATACCCCTGACTTTGTATTATACAATGGTATCATCATTGAGACAAAGGGCAGGTTCATGGCGGCAGATAGGCGAAAGCATATAGCTATTAAGAAGCAGCATCCCAAGCTGGACATACGCTTTGTGTTTACTAATAGCAAAGCTAAGTTAAGCAAGGGTGCTAAGTCTTCATATGCAGATTGGTGCATCAAGCACGGCTTCAGATACTACGACAGGATTATCCCTGAAGAGTGGCTAAAAGAGAAAGGTAAGAACAAGCATCCAAAGTTTATTAAGTTTGGCGACACAAAGGTAAAAAGGAGATAGAGCATGAAGATGATGGACAAACTAGCTAAAGAAGTAAATAACGAGGACTTGCTTATCCGTGTCAGACCATTCGCTGATGACGATGGTAAGTGGTCAGGTGAAGTTGACATATCTATAATGGCTATGCCTGACAATCCCCTAGACGATGAAGACTATTATCAAGTTATGCACTTTGCTAAGATGATGTGTGCTGCCGTGCCTGTCATGGAAGAGGTAGAAGAACTACGCAATATTGTTCACGAGTATGTCGTAAAAGTTATTGACAACGAGGATGATATTGATGTAGAACTAGAGGAAGAGATGGGTGTTGAAAAGACCTACGATGGTAACGTAGTACACCTTAACTTTAACAGTAGAACAAAGGGGTCAGCATGATGAGACACGATTCATTTATGAAAAAAATGGAAGAAGCAGAGAAAGCAGGTAAAGCAGCATGGCCTGACGTTGATATGGTTAATAGTCCACCACACTACAATCAGACAGGCATTGAATGTATTCATGCTATCTCTGCAGCTACAGACAAAGGTTTTAAATACTACCTGCAGGGCAATATTATGAAGTATCTCTGGCGATTCGATTACAAGGACAAGCCAATAGAAGACTTACAAAAGGCCAAGTGGTACTTAGACAAGTTGATTGAAGAGGTAATGGCAGATGATAAGAGTTAAGATGTTCGTTACCTTAGACATAGACGAGGAAGACTATCCCATCCCTGCTGATGGACAAGTAGGAGAAGAACTGGAAGATGGCATCAGAGAATACTTTTATGACATCGAAGGTGCAGATATTAAAACTATTAGAACAGTAACGGAGTAAAGAGATGATAAGCAATGCACTACCAACAGACTATCAAAACTTCATAGCACTATCACGCTATGCAAGATGGAAGGAAGATGAACAACGAAGGGAAACATGGAATGAAACAGTTGCGAGATACTTTGAT